CTTAAAACTCTTAAAACTCTTAAAACTCTTAAAACTCTTAAAACTCTTAAAACTCTAAAATACTAAAAGCCTAATAAAGCCTAAAAGAACATAATACAACTACAAATACAACTACAAATACAACTACAATATAAGGAATAAAAAACTTGCGCGCGCGCGTGGGAAATATAGAGGAAAACAAAAAAAATAAAAAAAAATAAAAAAAAACACTTGACACGTGGTACAGCGAGTGTTATAATACAGATAGTTAGCACAAATACAAGCCCCGCGGGGGGCGGAAACGAGGGAGAACATGGAAAATGGAAAAAAAATAAAAATAGTAGTGTGGGCGCGCGGCACCGAACGCGCGGGCGAGCTGTGCCGAGATTTCGACGCCCTCCAACGCGAGGGCAGCGACGTTGCCATTATAAAGGGCACGCCGCTTGCGCTCACGCGCTGGATGAACGACGTGCTCGACAGTACGCCGACGTGCCAGAGGGAGGTATGGCTTCATCGCGTGGCGGAAACACTGCGCGACGAATTGGAATATAATGATATTATTATAGAGATGGATCTTATGGAGAAATGGTAGAATGTCCGCAATGCGGAGAGCATTTCATCATCTCTTGATTGTCCTTAATCTTTGTGGTTGCCGTGTCGATTAAGACACGGCTTCCACAAGGGTTAAAAACCCTAAAAAGCTTTTAAAAACCAACAGCCCCCGAGCGGGGCGGAAAGAGGGAGAATAATGAGAAATCTGTCAGAGAAATTCACAATATCGTCAGAATCCCCATTCACAATTATAAAGATTGAAGGTGGCTGGACATATCCAGCCACGACTCGCAGCTATAAAACAGCGTATGGCGCGGCGCAAGCTGCTCTGGGTGATATAAGGGCCACAGTGTTCTTCGCCGAAAAACAGGTAAAAGACGCCGAGACATGTGAGAAACATAGCTGTTATTACGGAGGCCTCAACGGAACACATGTATCAGCCGGCGGTTGTGATCTTGAGTTCTTCTTCAAGCCGTTCCCATGCCGCCCGGAGCCTAAAATAGGAATAAGAAAACAGGCCGAGGACAGTCTCATCAACTGGTTAGCATACACAAAGCCTAACGGCAGTCTCTTAAAGACTTATGGTTCACGCGCTGATGAGGTTCGCGAGGTTCGAGAACGCGCTCGACAAGCACTCGACAGTATTCGTAATTGCGCGCAGAAAAAGCTACCCGAAGAATTAATAAAAGAATCGCGTGAGGCCTGCAAAAAGATTATCGATCTTTTCAATTTCCAAGGCCCTTGGAACCGTTTCAAATTCAAAAAACGCGGCGGGCTGAGGCCACAGGACATCCACGATTCTTGGATGTCTTTTAGAGAATCGGGAAAAACAACCGCAGATTAAGCTTCAACAAAACCATGCCCCAAGATGGGCGGAAAGAGGGAGAACATGGAAAAGATTGCAGACAAAGAGAAAATAGTAGACTGGGCAATGAGCCATTTTGATAGTTTGCAACTCTACAGGGCGTGTCCTGATTTTGAACCTGATGATAATTGGGTCGGCTCAGAGAAGGGCAAGAATGGAGGTGAAATACACCTGATTCAACAGGGCGAACAACATGAATTATACGGCGAAACTACGTATGATTTTTCGGAGGCGCATTATTTAGTCACCGAGAACTATTTATTTGAAACAAAAGCAAAACTCGTAATTGAAGTTTTGGATTTAGTTTTCGGCGATCAGTGTAACAACTGGCCGGACGCCTACGCTCAAACCTATGGCTGGAGTTTATGTTAATAGTTTTAACCAACAGGCCTGACGGCCGGAAAGAGGGAGAACATGGAAAAGATAAACGGGAAAAAAACAGTACTGATCTACAAGACTGGTAGACAGTCATTGAGGGCGGGTGAGTTGCGCGAATTGGAGACAGTGTGTGAGACCTGCTCACACTTGTGTGAGAATCCTCTAATTGACTGTGAAAAAGAGGGGACAGTCATTGAAATGACTGTCCGGAGATGGGAGCAGGTTCTGGAACAAAACGAATACCCGCCGAGGATCAAATATTTAGGTAATGGTGACGTGCTATATCCCAGCGGGTATTGATTGTTTTTAACCTTTATGGTTGCCGTGCCTTAATCGACACGGCTTCCACAAGGGTTAAGAACATGAAAATAAACACAATGAACATAAATGAAATAACAGTTGCACCTGAACGTTTTCAGGTACGCGCCGACGATATTGATAAAAGAGATATGACAATAACACAATTAAGACAAATATTGAAACGCTTCGCACCTGAAATGGTTCAGTGTGAATTGTTCGATCTTGAGTTTGGCTTGAGTCAAGACACGGCGGCGCGGCGGAATCTCGTAAAATTAGCGGCAGAATGCCGCCGGGCGATTAAAGCATTTGAAGTATTGGAAAAGGCCGGAACCAAAATAACGGGCAGTATGAAAAAGGGCTTGAGCGGATTAATCGAACGGGCGCGTGAATATGAACACGAGATTTTAAGATTTGACTGCCGGGCGCGTGGTGACGATGATCCGGGAACATATAAGCGCAATAACAGGAAGCAGATAAAAGTGGTATAAAACAAAGCCCCGAGCGGGGCGGAAAGAGGGAGAATTATGAAACGCACTATTGAAGTAGAAGACACATTGCAGGACCGTGTAGACGGGGCTGTCGAGGAAGTAAAAGGACTGCTTAAGCAGTATCTTGAGGACAACCCGGACACTGACGAACCACCCTGCATCAATAATGACCTTGACTATGGCGGGGGAGTCCATGAGATCGTCGACTCAAGCGTGCCAATTTACACGCATGAGATAGACACAACATGGTATCTGCACGGCAATGATCTCGAGGCGGCCTATGAATACGCAGGAGTGGGCGAGAACCCGCGGGAGAACAACGGCATGGCGGCGATCTACTGCTATATCATGGGTAGAGTAGTAGAATGGTACAATGAAAACGCGGAAGATATTTTCGATGAATGGCTGAAAGAAAACAGTCCCAACGGGTATTGATTGTCCTTAATCTTTGTGGTTGCCGTGTCGATTAAGACACGGCTTCCACAAGGGTTAAAAACCCTAAAAAGCTTCAAAAAACCAACAGGCCCCGAGCGGGGCGGAAACGAGGAAAGATCATGGAAATTATGACAAAAGAGGGCAAGATGAACGCGCGTGTTGCAATGAACAGATATGGTACAAAGGAAACCCTGAACAATTTGCTTTCCAACTCTTCCGTCGACGACTTCAGCATCATAGCCGTCGCTGAAGATATATTCAACTTTGGGCAAACTTGCATTATGTGTCGCAAGCTTGCGGCCGATGCGTGGACTCTCGCAGATGCTCTCCCGTCAGAGAAGCTTTTGAAAAAAGCCCTGAATCACGCCACACACCATGAGATTCTAAATACGCTTTTTGCGGCTAAAAATATAGCCGAAGCAAGCGGCGAACAGGTGAAAGACCTGTACGAGCGGGCTGTATTATACGTCACCGAAGCTGTTTTAGAGCACGAAACAGCAAGACTGACGTATGATAACAGATAATAGCTTCAAAAAACACAGGCCTGACGGCCGGAAAGAGGGAGAAAACATGAAAACTAAAGATGAGATATGGCACGAGATTGAGCGAATCTATGAGGAAATGGAACAGACAGTAAATTTAGATGACAGATATTACGAAATAAAGGGAATGGCTGAGGCTCTGCGATGGGTTATGGCAGACAAACCATGCGATCTTCTGGCGGAGGACATAGCCTTATGATGAGTAAAAAGCGATTGGAACACATCAAGGAAGTTTTAGAGAACAACACGCCAGACAGCTTTAACCCGGCCATTGCGGTTTACCTAACTGAGTGTGTCAATGAAATTGATCGACTGCGGCGTGGTCGGTTCGACTGCCGCGCGCGCCGCGCGGGTGTCCCATGCAAGGCGCGGAGAGAGCGGAAAGGGGGAGAATATGGAAAAAATTAGCATGGAAATAGCGTCGATATGGATCGCCCTGCTGGTCATGCTGTTTTTGACGGGAGTGTGGGCGATTGAAAAATACAACGAATGGAAAAATTAAAATTGAAACACAAGAGACTGGAGGGGGAGAAATGAATTTTGTCATGGACTACAAGCAAATGTACGGCGAACAGGTGAAAGGAGCACGGACGGCCAAGGGCATTACACAAGCCCAACTTGCAGAACAGGCAGGAGCATCACTGACATATATTTCCATGATCGAACAGGGGCGGCGGTATCCATCGCTCGTAATGAAGTGGCGTATTTACAACGTGCTTGGGGTTGAAGTCGAGTGTCCGGCCTGCGGGACGATGCTGAAAGAAGGTGAAAAATGAACGCAATCGGCTACATCAGAGTATCATCAGAACAACAGGCTGAAAGCGGATTATCGCTTGAAGCGCAACAGGAAAAGATTAAAATGTACTGTAAACTGCATGATGTAGAATTGGTGCAGGTCTTCACAGAGGCGGGAAAATCAGCGAAGAAGGGTCGGGACAGGCCAGAGCTGCAAAAAGCCCTCACAGCAACAAAGGCCGCGGCGGTAGGGGCTTTCATAGTGGCGAGGCTCGACAGATTTACCCGTTCAGTATTGGATTTGTACTCAATGCTTGAAATATTGCAAGGCACGAACACGGCATTAGTGTCCATCAATGAGTCGCTTGATACACAATCCGCAATGGGGCGGTTTGTGATTACGATATTGGCGGCGATAGCCCAAATGGAATCGGAGCTAATTAGTGAACGGACTCGTGATGCGCTGGCAGCCCTCAAGGCGCAGGGAAGGAAAACTGGTGGGTGCGTCCCGTATGGCTATAGTGCCGCCGCCGACGGTAAACTCAAAGTGCTGGCCGAGGAAGTGAGAATCATTAACTACATCATGCGGATGCGTGAGGACGGTTTTAAATTTCAGCAGATAGCGGATGTTCTCAATGCTGATGGAATACCGACTAAGCAGAATGGTCGGCAATGGTACGCGCAGACGGTTTCAAATGTGGTTAAAAAAGCGTCGGAAAAGAAGTAATATTTACAAGGGGAAATCATTTCCAGTATCAGCCCCGGCGAACCGGGGCTTTTTTATTGGCTTCAGCCATGTCGTTCAACCGCTCTTCTCGCCCACTGGTATGATTCCTCAAGCTTTATCAATGTCATCTCATATTCCCTGCTCGTAACATCCAGTTCCTTCGCAATTTGCAGGGCTTGTGATTCAAATTTTTTGCGGAGTCGGTCGGTCTTGTTTCTCTTTTTTTCAGAGTGTGGCGGCTTACTGAATATCCGATATATCCTGTTCTCCGCCGCTGATTTTTCAAGCCATTTTCTTTTGTTTTCAGACATTGTTCACTCCATTTCCAATTGTCTTTTTAGTTCCTCATTAGGACAACCATTGCAACTATTATTGTTTGGTTTAGTGCCGTATCCGGTTGCCGGACAGTTATCACACATGTACTGAGCGACTTCAGATGCGTGATATTCGATGGCATTATAATAATCAGGTGTCATAATGATGATCTTCTCATGTTCCTCATAATTGTCTTTAAAATCCTCATATTCTTCAATCGGAAAACAGTATGTTTTTGCTGGTTCGTCGTTTTCATCAAAATATGTTTCGTCCCGCGATTCAATAGCCAGTCGCCATTGCTCACCTCTCCCGTCGATGTCACATTTAATCCAATACGCATTACTCATCATTGTCCCCTCCATTCATAATCAACCCCTATTTCAATCTGTTCCCCAACATCGTAAAGTTGAATTTTAACTACCGTTCTCGGCTTCTCCGAATAAATTTTAATCGCCGTCACATAAAATATCTGCGCGTCGTCCTTCCAGACAATGCCTGATAGAGAATCGAACAACTGATTTTCAAGCCGATCAACGTCCGGCATGGTAATCTTCGGCGAATCTTCTGCCGTCTCTAAGCGTTTTTTAGACCATGATTTAAGGTATGGGAAGGCTAAGTAGATAAAAATGGCAACGGGGCCGGTATGGAGTGGTTCATTGCGCCATCCGGCACCACGGACACCGTATATAAACGGCGCGGCGTTGGTTTCGTTCTTTGGATTCGCCGCCATGAATGTTTTAACCGGAGTCTTTTTCTGACAATAAATACACCTAACGGTTTGTCCTTTGCGCGATTTCGGAACCACAACCATCGGGGTCGCTGATCGTTTCTGCTGCGGCGTGTCCGCTACTGTGAATTTCAGTTCTCTCATTATAATTCTCCAATTTTGACTAAATCGCAACGCCAAATATTTCGCATGATTGTTTGTCCGTCTTCCTCATATTGGCAAAGAACTAAATTCATTCCGTTATAACAAAACATCTTTACAACAATGACGAGTTCGCCGAGTAGATTATCCTCATTGTCCTCATCAACATACATGCACACATCATTTTTTTTTAATATCACCACTCACCACCCCCAATCAAATTACTCAAGTTTATCTGAACTATGTGAGCTATAAAAATCGAGGCCGCTACTACGAGCGTACACGTCAGCCCACCGAGCAGGAACGTGCAGGACAGGACTGTGGCGAGCAGCCCGACGTAAATTGTTATCGTGATGAATATCAGTATTTCCCTCATGTTATTCCCCCTCTTTTTTATCCAGCCTCCTCCAGTATCGTCTCGGCGATAAATAGTAACTGTCGTTCTGCGGCTTCCCACGCCGCATCCCATGCCGCCCCTGCCGCCTCCCACGCCGCATACCCCGCATCCCACGCCGCATCCCGCGCCGCATACCGCGCCGCATACCGCGCCGCCCGCGCCGCATACCGTACATCCCACGCCGCATACTGCGCATCCAACGCCGCATCCAACGCCGCATCCAACGCCGCATACCGCGCCGCCCATGCCGCATCCCGCGCCGCATCCCACTTTGCCTCCCATGCACTTATACCCGCATCTTCAGCGCACTTCAGTACAAAAACCACCCGCTGCCGTGGTGTGAACATGTGGCACGCAAGCCACACGACGTCTGCGGGTGGCACTTCCTGCATATCAACTACATCGGCGAGTGTCAGGGTCTGGCGTCCTGCGAAGAGTCTGTTCAGCTTTTCGCGGGTATAGTTCTCTCCGTTGTGCACACCATCCCATCCACACGGACGGAGCGTGAGAACGTCGTTAATTGTGAATCGTTTCATGTTTTTCCCCACCACCTCCCCATTTCCTCCACCAGATACCTGCCCGGACATGCCGTCGCGGCATAATGATTGTGCCCATGGACAGCCTCGCGCGGGTCGAGGTTAAGAGCGCAACACAGTCCCTCAACCGTGTATCTTAGGCTGTCGAGCAGTGCATCAGTGGGCTTTTCCTGCTCATAATTTCCAATGCAACACACACCAAGACTGTCTTCATTGTGTCCTCGGCAGTGTGCTCCTGAAATTCGCAATTCTCGACCGTAATGCAGTTCGCCAGTCCAGTCGATGAGCAGATGATACCCGATGTCCTGCCAGCCGCGACGCAAATGCCATTCACGAATCATCTGCACCGTAGTACGGCGGCTATCACTCGCGCTGTGGTGGATAATTACCCGATTAATCTGGCGTTCCACGTTGTCGAGCGCGGCAACGAGCCGCTGATGATCCTGCCAACGGTTGCGGTGGAATTTCACCGTGTTCGTGATTCCGTTTTTGATTGATGTCCAGAAATTCATACATTTACTCTCCTCCTCATCCTTGAACAAACCCATTAAAATAGCCCTATGGTTTTTAGATGTGTTGTTAAATAATAATATGTTTGGTTTTTTAACATCGAAATGTACGTCAATGTCGCCATCACGTACTATTCGTAAAATGTTTCGTATTCGCTCATAATCATATGGATAATTTATTTTGGTCAATAGACTATAATAAAATCCCGATATGTTACGATCCTTCAACGCCGGGATATGGGTTCTCATTATCATCGGTAATTCAGTTGCCGCATCAATCTGTTTAATTAGGCTATCACTGGGGTAACTGAATTTTTCATCATTTAGAATCAGCACGTAATATTCGTCTTCCCACGCTGTCAAAATATAATGCCCTTCGGGTATGTCGGCGATTAATTTTCTGCGCTCGACGAGCGAGGCCTGCGCGCCATCGGTGGACATTGCGTATTCGTCCGTAATCACAATGTGTCGAAATCCATTGTACGGGTGTTCCGGCTTCCCGAGACTTGCCTTCAAAAATCTAATTGCATTTTCTCCGGCTTCTGGTATTATATACGCGTCTGTTTTCGTCTTCATAATATCACTCCCCATATTTTTTAATGCATTCCCCATGTCGTTGTACCCATTGATTTTCGTCACGTAATATTATTCCCGACGCGCCGAAAACAGGGTTGGCGCAGATGCAATTCCCAACAATATCACACCTCAAATAACGACAGAATTTACCGCGCTTGACCGCACATGTTTTTGCGCCGCATTTAGTTTTGATAGTCACCGTTATTTCAGGCATTTATGTTCTCCCCGCAATCATCGCACTCTTTATATTCATTACAGTGCGACGGCATACAATCGTCACATATCCCGTTGTGGACGTTTTCAAATTCGCCGTGTCGCTCGAAATACGGACACGGCACGATTCGATATACGGACCTTTCATTGACACCACAACCGCCGCACACCTCCTCCATCTCCGGAGGTTCCATATTCGGCTCGGGTATGTTCATTCCCCCTCCTCACTTTCGCTGGCAATCCATTTTCGATTCTCTGCCGTGTTCTTAAATTTGTATTGCCACCCACACTCGGGGCAGACAAACACAATCCATTCAGAATCGCTCATTTTCTTGTCGTATTTCATCAGCGCAGAACAGCAAACCCATGACATCACTCCGCCTCCTCCAGCGTCTCGGCGATGAACAGTAACTGCCGTTCTGCCGCATCCCACGCCGCATCCAACGCCGCATCCAACGCCGCATCCAACGCCGCATACCCCGCATACCGCGCATACCCTGCCGCATCCCGCGCCGCCCATGCCGCACGCGCCGCCTCCCATGCGCTTATACCCGCATCTTCAGCACATTTCAGTGCAAAAACCACCCGCTGTCGTGGAGTGAAAATGTGGCATGCAAGCCACACGACGTCCACTGGCAGCACTTCCTGCATATCAACTACGTCCGCGAGTGTCAGAGTCTTTCTCCCCGCGAAGAGTTCATTAAGTCGCTCATGCGTATAGTTCTTACTATTGTGCACACCATCCCATCCGCACGGACGGAGCGTGAGAATGTCGTCAACCGTGAATTGTTTCATGTTTTTCCCCTTTTCCTTTCAGCCAATTCATCTATAGACGATCTACCCTTTTCGTATCTTTTCTTCATGTCCCATCCGATCTCGTTTGACAAACCTAACTCCCGAAATTTCTTTTCTACACCGCCTGCGCGGTCACACCACTCGTTAAATGTTAATCCGCGCAGCTGACCACGTTCGTCAACACCACATTGCGGCACAAAATCAACCACAAACGTCTGTATCCCCGGGAAGTGATCGAGGTCACGGCAAAAATGTATAAACGACTGAAAGACAACGTCTAACACTTCGGCTGTCTCTGAAAGCAGATTAAATATCTGCTGCTGTCTGGGCTGAATGCCGTGATGTCGCCCGAGGTTATAAATATGACACATGCGTTGCCCCACAACATCGCGTAGAAGCGGCTTCCCTGCCTCCGACAGGCGTTTTCGCATGTTTTCCGCCTCATACCTTGAAACAGATATATTCATGCGCTGATAGCGGTGTCTCTTGATTATTTCCTTGAGTTCGTCGGCTCGTGGAAAATATTTTCTTCCACCCTTGCCCGGCGGTGCGTCTGTATATTTTTGTATCGCGGCGGTCACCTGCTCTATTGGATATCGCTTAAAATATTTGTGGTAGGCATCGACTATGTCTTCCGACACATGCTTACGATTGATCAGCATAGACATTTCATCGAGTGCTTCATATAGTGTGTCATAATATTGTGTTGTCAAATTTTAAACCTCCTCCTACCCTTTTTTTTCTTATGGGGTTTTCATCTCCGTAGTTTTTAGTACCGCCACGCTCCTGCGCCCGACTAAGCCACCCCATTAGAAACCGTTTCCATTGTTTTTTCTTTTTCGCGGGATTGGCAGCCATCCATGCGGCGGCACGTCGAATCTCTGTCGAAATATCTACAGCCGGATAAGCATCTTTCCATAACTGTATTTGTTTTTTTGTTATGTTGTGGAATTTTTCATCTTCAAAAGAAAAATAGATTGCAGACGGCTTGGAGACATTCTTTGGCTCCGAGCAAAAGTATTTATTCTCTTCAGTTCTATTCTTTTCTATTCCCTTCAGTTCAGTTCCGCGCGCGCGAGGGGAATTTCCCGGAATTTCCCGGACATTCTCGGAACTTCCGTTATCCCTTTGTTCATCAGGATATTTAGACACTGTTCTTTTGTGGAGTCCCTGTTGATGTTTGTCAAAATTTGTGACCTGTATCACACTTTGTCCATATACATCCCATGTGTTGATAAGTCCTGCTAACTTTAATTCCTCTATTGCTTTTTCTATGTTCTTCTCTGTTTTGTTTAATGTGGGGATTATCTGATGCTTGATTGTATATGTGTCTCCATCAAGTCTGCCGAAGTCATCCGTGTGTGGAATTATCATTAAAAACAACAGCCTTGAGAGATCGCTTCCGAGTGTTCCGAACTTCTTAGATGTTGATATGCTCTTAGAAATCATTCGTCTTTCAGCCATGAAAAAATCCCTTCAAAGAGAAGCCGTGCAATGACAGTAGCGGCGAAGCCAGAATGTCAGTTGCGCGACTTCTTTTTCAATAGATTTTTAGTGATTGTTTCTGACTTCGCCATACCCCACCATATCACAGTTGCTCGGTTGCTGTCAAGTGTTTTCTGAAACACATTCCCCATTTTCAAATAACATCGTGTACGGTCTGTAGTAGAATAGAGCAACACCACAACATTCGTCGTTGGATATTTGGCTTTAATACAAAACTTAAGCAGGTCGCTTTTTGTTTTTTGTTTATAGTTGCTCATGATCAGCGTAATCATTCTCACATTCTTCTAATATTTTCCACCTTTTTTTCATACAACCGCCCCCGGATTCGAACCGAGCAAGTCACGTTGATGCCTCTTTCACGAGTCATCCAGTCTCCTGATTCGGACAACGTGTACAAGACCATGCTTCTGACGGTTGACCTATTAACAAATACGGTGTCTTCCAGTCTCCTGATTCGGATTTTTTAATCTTCTTCATCGTCCAACGGCGGTGCGTCGGATATTTCCATGCCCTCGATGTCTTCCCCGTTTTTGAGGGAGTCAGGTTCCGGTGGCATTTCACCATCCGTCGTGAAGTCCATTTCGCCGTTCGGATTCGGGTTAATGTCACTCGTGTCATCTTCGTAGAAGCCAATTTCTCCCTCTGTCGTCTCCTTTTCTTTGGTTTTTGTGCCGAGCAGTTCTCCAGCGTAAAACAGCAATACCGCAAGTTCAAGTGCGAACTTGAGAACACGCGGGTCGGTAGATGGAAGGTTCTGAACCATCAAGCCCATTGCTGTTTCCCGTACGTCGATGTCACCGTTGCTATCCGCGACACGTTCTGCCATGCCCACCGCGCTCTGCGCGTTGATGATGGTGTTCCGCCAGTTCGCCTGTTCTGACAGAATCTTCGATAGTGCTTTACACGTTTCCGTAGCTGTCATTATTTTCCTCCTTTCTCTGTGTTTTCAGCCGGGAATGGAGGGGTTACCAGTTCCCCCTCCTGTATGAAAAAGCCCTTCTCGCCGCTTTCATCCATTATCTCAAGCCATATCTGGAAGTCGTTTTCATCCGCCATTTTTTCAATTACAGCCATTGAATCGCTGTCAAACTTCTCACCGTCCGTGATACGGATGATCCGCAACTTCGGGTTTAAGGCCATGCCGATTGCAATAGCAATTTCCAGTTTCCGCGCGTGACTTGCCTGTTCGATAGGTTGCCCTTTGAACACCAGTTTCCCGTCCTCGATGGAAAGCCCGTCTACGGGCATGTTGGCCTTTTCAATGATGTCGCGTTTGTAGTTTTCTATCGCCTCAAGGCGCACGGACAGAATTGCCGACTTCGTGTAGAGGTCGTCCGCTTCCGTTTTCATCGCATCAAGCTGCCGTACCTGTGACACGACGTTGTTAATTTTAGAAGCTATTTTAATTTTCTGGTGAATCGCTTCGATTTCTTCTTCTCCGTCGCGCGGCGCATCCATGATCGCAGATTGTATTTCTTTAATAACTGTTTTGTTTTCTGCAATGTCATTTTGTACTTTTTCAACTTCTTTCAGCAAGTTTTCCTCACGGCGTAACAGCAATTCTTCCCGCCCCATACAGTCTTCCAATTCCAGTTTCAGAGTTTTGCTTTTATCAATGTTAATCTGTATCTCCTTCTCTTTTTCAATCAGGTCGCCCACGCACACTTCCTCAATATTCTCATATCCTACAGGCAGCGACTCCGCTTGTTCCTTAACCGCAAGCTGTTTCTGCTTCAAGTCACGGTTGATGTCGCGCCGTTCAGCGTACAGGTCTTTGCGAGCGAGGTCAATCACGTCTATTGCACTGTTGCGTGGATCGTCGATGACTGACACTTCTAATTCCTTCTCAAAGGCTTCCTTGTTGAAATCGAAGTCAACAACTTCCAGAAGTGTTGCCATCTGGTTTTTTGCGTCTACGATCCACTCGGAGGGGTTCCAAGTGAGTTTCCCAACGAATAGGTTCAACATCTTCTGCGGCGTAGCGAATTTGTGATCATCGTTCGCCGTGACTTCAAGCGTCGAGCCTTTAGGTGTGAAATTTCTCGTGACGGTGAATGCCCCAAACTGCACTTCAACTGTTGCAGAGTTCTCACCGTCTTTTATTGGGTTTTTCGGACAGAACTTCTTGCCACCGATTGCGGCGGCGATAGCATCAAGTCCTGATGTTTTCCCCGCCTCGTTTTTCCCCGAAAGAATTACTACATTCTGTTTCTCTGTGTTGATTTCAAGGTTGCTCAATCTCTTGAAATTCTCCACCTTTAAGCTGTTAATAATCATAATCATTCTACCGCCTTTCCCCTTTTTTTATCCTTCTTCTTTTTCAAATGGGTCTTCATTCAGGTCGATGTCTTCTTCATCTTCTGTATCAACAGTTGCGCCCGGTACACATGAATCAAATTTTCCGGAGTTCAGCCCATCTATCAACATCGAGGCCTGTTTTTTGCTTATGGTATTTAAGTTTACAATTTTCGCGGCGTTAAGCACTGTTTCTAAATCCAGTTTTTTATTTTTGACAATGCTTTTCGCATAATTCACCTGCTTCGGCGATGCCCCGCCGCCATCTGACCCTCCTTGTCTGCCATTCTGCGCCACGTTCTGGTTCTCTTTAGACGTATCCTCCATGTCCTGTGTGAAACGGTCTGACAGGCCGCAGAAGCCATTGGCTAGCGCCGCATCCACCATCGCACGTTTCTTGGCGATCTTCATACAGGTATTCATATTCCACGGTTTACTGCCAACGATTTCGCCGTCTTTGTAAACATTGTTTATTTTCTCATTACTGTAGGCAAGTCCCTTCCCTTGTGCGGCAATCTCACCTGTGGGCGTGATAAGTTCGCAAATATAGCAGAACGTTCCCACCTTCTTTTTCTCCGCTGACAGCATGTTCCATGTGTCTTTGTCCGCGCGGAACACCATGCGCAGCTTGAGCAGATTGCATATACGCTCCGCTCCCGGTTTTAGCAGAGTGGGTTTCTTTGTGCCGGGTATGGTGTCGTAATCTATACCCTTTTTGAGATTGCCCTTAATATATTTCTCCATCAGTTCGCGCCGTTCGGTTTCCACCTGAAGTTGTTGCTCAAACTGTTCTGTTGTCAGCGCGAGTCCTTCACCGTTTACTACTGCTAATGATTTTTCTTCTTCCATGTTGTTCTCCTTTTATTTTAATTTTTTGATTGCCGCTTTAATAAGGGCTGTCATTTTATCACTTACCCTATCGTACTTTTCCACAGCACATATTCGCTGCGGTGCAACACCGAGTTCGCGTGCAACGTCCTTCTGCATTACATGATTCCGTATCCTCAATATCTTCAAATCACGTCCTGTCATAATGTCCTCCTTGCGTTTATTATTATATTCATTAATAAACGCCTGTCAAGTGGTAGGTGAAAAAAAAATTCACTCCCCTTATTTAAGGAAACCCGCTAAACCTCCAATAAGCACTCCCCTTATTTAAGGAAACCCGCTAAACCTCCAATAAGAAAAAGAGCCGTCCTTTGATGGACGGCTATGACTTGTGATAATATGGGTATGGGGAAAAGAGGGCTATGTTAATTACTTCGTATGAATGGCTTCTCGCATGAAAATGAGTCCGAATCCTGCAATCGCGGCCTGTATCGCCTGAATCGGTTCAGCGGTGCCTGTGATGTAACTTCCGATTGCCGTCACGATCATCGAGATTCCTGCCCACGTCGTTTTCTTTTTCAGTAGTTCCATTTTTTCTGACCTCCAGTAGCGGATAAAACATCCGCCGGATAAATTGCATTATACACCATGCGATACAATCATACAATATATTAACGATTTTATTCATTATATGCCGCGCATAATCAAAATTATCATGCCTACCATGAGGCTACCCGCTGCGCCGAGCATCCAAAAATACAATTTATTTATGCGCTCATGGATATTGCCTCTGTACGTTTCGCACCTTACGGGCATGTCCTCGAATTTCTCCAGTATTTTTTCGAGAACATTTTCAATCCTGTCTAATCTATAATTTTGAGTTCCTTCACCGTTTTCGTTCATTTTATTCCTCCAGCTTTTTTTCTACTTTCTCAATCATTCGTTCGATTCGGACGATTTCTCGTTCACGCTTCCAATCTGATATGCCTTTTTTCTTATCCCGCATATATGATAATTCCCCTCGCAGTCGCCTTAATTTTGCGATTAAGTATCGCTCGTTGCTTTCGTACACTTCTTCAGTTATTGGATAGGTTTTATATGCTAAAGTATCAAGCAATGCCCCTAAGAAATTATATTGTCGCCCGTAATAATCTTCTTCTTTTTTTGCTGCCGCCATCAATTTATGATAGGCGTATCCACCTTCTGTAACATAGGGGATACCCGGTGTTAGTGATGGCAATATTTGTTTTTGGAGATAGTCAGCAAGATATTTGTACTTCTCCCATCCACTCGCTGTTTCTGGCCATACCTCTTGATTATTATACCGCTTACGATTGCGCTGTATATCACCTAATATTCCCATAACAGGGTCTTGTCCGGGTGCCAGCGGGTTAGACAGGAACCAATTCACTATGGGCAGTTCTGAACCGATACCGCTTCTCCCGGTTTCAAGTGATGCTGTAGGATTCAGACTCGTGAGGTCAATGAATGTTATATTTTTGGAATCTACTTTTTGACCTGTAGTTATTGCTGTCCATAAATCTTTTACTTTTACCTGTGGTGCTGACTTCAAACCGAGTAGTCCATTTTGTGCCCACGGCACAAGATGCTTCTTGGCCTCTGCCACATTCTCTTTTCCGTATACTCCTGATGCAATGGCCTCCATTAATTTAGGAAACATGAACATCGGTATCATCTTCCACGGTTTCTTAATTGCCGTTTCAGCAATCATCGGGTAGAACTTTGCCCAAAAAGTTGCAAACGGCGCACCACCCGGCATTGCCCTGTACCACTTCAAAGCCCTTGATATGTCGCTGTAGTTGAATAAATACTTCTCCGCTATGTTTATGGCCTCTATAGGCGTTTTGCCGCGCAACTGGTGCCGTATGGCAACTGTCATTTTAGCAAGAGTTTCTTCAGCAGCATACAATTCCGTGGCCTTGAGTTTGCCCTTCCCCCCAACATCGTACCCTTTCCTTACATAATCAGCAGCAGCCGAGAATAAGGTGCCATTTTTATTTGCTTTTTCTTTTTGTACACTCTTAAGCCTATGTCCAAGCTCATTCATCATTTCAGCTTTTGAGAATGATGATTGACCACCCGCAAAGTTTTGTCTCAGTTCTTTGAATTTAATAGCTTCAGGTGACTTGGGATCGCGTAATGCTCTTATTGCCATCTCAACAGCTTCAAAGTCTAAGGGTGATACGTCAGCCATCCACATTGCGTACAGATTCCATGACATGTTTCTGATATGTGTGCCGGGGTTCAAGGCTGTCTTAAAAATTTTCCACGGACGTATCAGCGTTTGCATATAATGATATGCCATGGGCATACCTTCAGCCTGTAGCTTTACAGAGTCCCACACATAGGCAGGCACATGTTTCCCGGCAAGTGAGCCATAATGCTTGTTATCAGGTAGTTTTTTCCAATAACCTGTTTCAAGAGCATCGTCAATATAATCGAGTACCCTCTGTCTTCTGCGTATTGTCTGTTCAAGCCCTGCTATTTCATTAGCGGGAGCATTTGTTTTTATTGCCTGCTTCAACATTGAAACATCGCTATCTTTGAAACGTGGATTTATTGATTCCCTCAATTTTTCAATAGTCCAGTTTGTTTTGAATTGCCCGTACTGTTCTCCATCCACCAATTTATTGGCTATGTTCTCAAGCACGAGTCCCCTTGTCTGATAGATGTTGTTCATCATTCGCATAGTGGCAACATCATTAATAACTTGCATATCGCCCACTGCAAGCCTGTAACCTAAGTCTGGTATCAAGTGAGCAGCCCTGAACTCTTCAGATATAAATGAGTTTGCTTTTCTTTGCAATGTATCTATCATGCTTTGCTTTTCACCGTATGTCATGTTTTTATCACGTCTGACCTTGCTTATCATCGCTTTAATATCTTTTTTGAACTCTATTATTTCAGCTTCAGGTAGTACGTCTTTCTTCTTCATAAATCTGTGGTATTTAAGCCGTAAGCTATGATTAATGCGCCGACTTAATAATTCACCAAAGAAGGTGGGGCTTTCATACATATCATAAAGTGTTGCAATATATGTAGCCGGTCTATTCGCCGCTTCTTTTGTTATCAGCCCCATCTCTTCTGCACTCTTGCCCATTGCTCTCTGATATTCGTTAATTTTCTCGACAAGGCTTTTAAGTTCTGGTGTATCCGGCTTCGCCCGACCTTCATATATCTCATTCAGGATGTATCCCGCATCTGCGTTTTTAATGTCTGTCAGTATTTCCTCAAGGTGTTCATATTTTGATATTATCTCAAATTCTTTCTCCTTGAACATATCCAACATTTCAACAGGAATAAGGTCACTATCGGCAAGGAACCATCTTACAAAGTTTCCTGTTCTACTGTTTTCCATCGCCTTTGTGACAAGCCAATCACTCGGAAGCTCTATAAGCATGTCCGAAATAAATTTACCATAACCATCCTGCCATGTTTCAGCCGCCTTCTTGCCCTTATGTGCCAAGGCTGTCTTTTGATACCAATCGGAAAAACCCTTAGCGTCTTTCTTAATCTCATTAAATATCCTTTTAGAAGCGGCTCTCGCGGGTGCTTTTATAGAATTGAAAGCCGCCTTTGCCATATCAGTTGTTATGCCTGCCATATACATTTCCGTGCCTTCAGGGAAACGATAGCTGCCTGTCTGTTTGATTGAGTAAGATTCATCCCCGTAAGCAATAGCATTTTGAATATTTCTTATATCGTTTAGTCTCTGTTTCGCCTGTTTTCTCCCCATTTCAGTACGTGGTCTGCCCTCTGGCCTTGCGGCTTTTTGAGCGGCTTCCTGTATTTCTATGCGCTTCATCTTCTCAAAAGCACGTTGAGCTTTCACCTTTTCAGCACGATAAGGTTTGCTTAATACTGTTGGTTTTTGGTATTGGAGTTTTACACGAGACTCAAGGCCACCAATTTCAGGCACCTCAATCATGGGTCCAGACTCCGGAGCCGCTTTCATTTCTGCTATTATTTCAGCCTGCGTTTTTTCAGGCTTTATGTATTCCGGCATACCTTCTTCGATGAATTGACTGTATTCAGGTACTTCCGGCAGTTCCTTCTTTGGCGCAATCATATCTTCTGGTATTGCATCTTTATATGCCTTCTCGGTTATTTTCGTTCCCAATTCAAAAAATTCGGGTTCTTTTTTTACGAGTTTGCTTAGGTTTGCTGCAAGCATTTCCACATCTTTGGGGCTTTCAGCCATCCAACCCGCGCCTAATTTTTTTGGTTTTTCCCCTATTTCTCCTACAGTCATATCCGCTATTTTCTGTTCAAGTTCAGACCTCCATATGTTGAATTCAGCATCTCTTTCTAATATATCCGACATTTCCTTAATTGTTTTTTGTACATTCTCGGGTATTGCGTTAAATTCATCGAGAATTGCAGCCTCTAAATTTTCTGCTCTCTTTTTAGCTTCTGTGGTAGGCCTACCCCTTCTGGCCTCTATCTTTTCCATTATGCGCGCCCGTGCCGTTGTCTTATCGGCTAACTTCTCACGCGCACGAGTCGGTATCTTGCTGCCTCTTACTCTTTTCAAACCTTTCGTAGCCATTCCTCCAATCATCAATAAATTTAATGCCCATGTAACAGGGTCTTTTTTCATTCTTTTAGTTGTGTTACTCAATACATCTGCTGACCATTCACCTGTGTAAGCATCTCTGAACAACATGTCAGCCATATCTAATGCCATGAATTTTGCATAGTCACCCAAACTGGCTTCATACTCATATTTTTCTTTAGCGGCTTTTATCAATTCTTCTCTTGGTTTTAGTTCTTTTCCACGTTCAGTATAAACAGGAGGTTCGCCTGCGCGTTGAGGTCGCGCCATTTCCCCCATCAAAGAACCCTCATCCAACAATCCACCCTGACGTTGAAGGTCAATAATTGCTGTCCGTGCTATCTCATACGGCATTTCAACAAGACCAATAACCGTTTCAGGTGCAGATACAGGCACTTTAGCCAATGAGCCTGCTATGTTTTTTATTACGTTTTTTAGATATTCACCTTTTACTTCTTTGGTTATTTCATCAATCTCCTTTCTTGTTTCTTCAGAGTCAAATTCATTAATCCACTTTTCCCTACGTTTTATATCTGCCATTGTCAACGGCATGTTTGGAGAAGGAGCCAGCATTGATTGTGCTATTAATTTGTCTTTAAATTCTTTCTTTTTCTTCTCTCGTTTTTCAATAGCTTCAATGTGCGGGTCTACAGGAGGCGGCTCACCCGCAGGGGCAGTTGGTGTCTTCTGCGTATGCCATTTTCCCTCTCTCTTAATCCAAATCGCAGATGCTGGATATTTGGCATTGGAATTTACCCACAGTTCCATTGCAGGATTATATTGAGTCAAATCCACATCTGCTGTTCGCCCATCTTTTAGTTCAAGGTTTACTATCATTTTATAACTACTCCCTTAACAGGGCTTGTTCCAGTTCTGGTTTTGGGTTTCTTCTGTTTTGATTTTTGAATCATTATCATTTCATACGCGTCTCGTTTTAATTGCTCATCTTCTGAAACTGGAGATGTGTACCAAGAATGCCATATATATTCGTAAATATCATCATCCATAATACCTTTTGCTTCAAGCAATTTTATTGCCATTTCCGGTTCCATCTTTCCAGTAACAACTTTTTCTACAATCGGATTTAATAATTTCAAATTATTATTAGTACGTTTTGTCATCGGTTGCGGTTCAGGAACTTTTTGTAAAACCGCAACTTTGTCGCCCCTGTTAAGCCCAAGAGAACTCATTATTCTATTTACATAATTTTTTGTCTCTTTTATATTAGGTACACCATCAGGTGAACTGGCTCTTGCAACTGCATCAGGCCCCGCGTTATAGGCAGACAATGTACGCGCGAGGTCTCCATCATAACGCGTAAGAAGTTCTCTTAAGAGCTTTGCCCCACCTTCAATATTCTCAAGCATAATTTTTCTATCTACTTTCAGTCCTCTGGCTGTAGCTGGCATAAGCTGCATAAATCCATAAGCACCTTTGGGAGATACGGCAGTTGGATTAAATGCGCTTTCCTGTTTTATAACCGCCCATATTAACTGTGCCGGTAAATCATATTGTTTGGCATATTTCTGAACAATAGCTGTTACAACATCCGGGTCATATCCATGTGTTTTTGCGGCTATTTTGAACTGTTTATGGAATGGATTCACATCAGTTCCTATAGTTATTTCACCAAGCAAAGGCATATCATACGTCACACTTGGCACCGTCACTTTACGCGCAGGCTTACCAACAGTCAATGTTTCTATCCTATCTTTGACGTTATTCAGTTCTATATATAGATTTTGAGGTACTTCATATCCACCCTGTATTAATGAATATATCTGTTTCGATAATAAATCATGCATATTCTGTAAAGGGGCAACATCATTAGCCCGTTTATCTATCTCGGTTTGCAACCATAACTTCTCTTTTTCTATAGGTAGAATATTCTTATTGTAATATTTTAAGTCCTCAAGTTTTTGTCTTGCTGTGCGTATATCCACTCGCCCCTTTTCGGCGCGTAAATCTGCTGAAATATCTTCTTGTGGCCATAATTTTGTTTCTTCTCTCTCTCTCTTCTTTTTCATCCAGTTAGCGTCTTCTAAACGTTCTTTCAGCTGCTGTGCCGCTGTCTTCACTCCAAGCTGCACATCTTCTTTTTTCAGTGGAAACATTTCTGCTTCACGTTCAGCTTCCACACCCACTATTCCCTGCCGTTGCTTCTCCCCTGCCGCCCTTAAGTTAGCTAAACGCAGTGAAGCATCCCGCAACGCATCTTCGTCCTTCTCACGCGCTGCGGTTTTCCATAACTCCTTTATCTTTTCTTCTTCTGCTGTATCTCGAATGTTCGATTTTGTTTTGTAATCGTACCAATTCTTTCCCAAGAGGAAAAGTCCTTTTGTAAATCGTGAAGCCATTATGCAAATACCCCCTTAGGAGTTTTTATGTAGTCAACCGCTTTGCGACCTTTGGGCTTGGGTTTCCTGTCCATCATTGATTTCCAACCCGCTGCAATCGGGTTAATATTCTGTGCCGCTTGCGCCGTCTGCGCCTGTTGTATTATGTCTGCAACTCCACCGCCTACAGCCGCGCCTGCCTGTTGAACCTTCCGGTTCCTGTAGTCATCGCTTATCGCCGTCTGCGCCTGTTGTATTATGTCTGCAACTCCACCGCCTACAGCCGCGCCTGCCTCCTGTACGTTCTGCAAACCGCCCTGCAATGCCTGCTGCCCCGGCATTATCCCCGCAGGCATCTGGTTCCTATAATAATCAGCCATCGCCCGGTAATATTCATCCATCGGGTTCTGACGTGTTCCTTCCTTCACCGACTTATAAAATTCAAGAGGCAGTGCGCGTTCAGCTTCAGCCGCCGCTCGGAGCCGTTCGGAATAATTCTGCATCGGACTCAATGCTGCGATATTTGCTTGTAAAGCCCTCATGGGTTGTTCGCCCTCAATATCGCGTCTGGCGCGCAATCTCGCTTCCGCTTCTTCATTCTCAAGCCTGCTCGTAGCTCCCGGCATCCTTAAACCGAGTCCACGCTGATACAGGTCATGCGTTGCTGATTGCTTCGCGCGTTTGTATTCCTTGCCAACATCCTCAAGTGAAGCCTGCACCGTCTGCTCAAGTGCTTTGGGGTCACTCATTTTCTGCGCTGCGGTGAACAGTGCATCAATCGCCAGTTGTTCTTTTCCTTCATATTCTTTTGCTTTGTTCAATGCTTCCTTTGCAAATTTGTTACTGAACGCTGTGAGAGCCGCAAGGGTAAGCATTTCCTCAACCATGTCTTTTGAACGGCCTGTGATACCCATGTTGTCGAGAAGATCACCGATCGCGCCCATGTCACCGCCAGTGTTGCCGAAAATCGACATTGCCGCTTTCCCGGCATTGGTTTTGAAAAATTCCCCGATCTTACCGGGCAACTCTGGCAGTGTCCCAAATATCGCGCCCTTGAGCGGATCGCCGCCTAATGCCCCGGCTATCGGGCTGCCAAGCAACGCAGGTACCGCCACCTGTGCAACATTAGTCAGTGTTCTGCCCTTTTTGAAAGGTCTCTTTAAGTCGCCCATGAAGTTTCACATCCTCTATTACTTTTAATAAAAAAAGATAAGTAGTTTTTGAAGTCTCTTTCGTTTTCTCTCCCGGTTCTATGTCCAGCTTCGCCCACCAATGACCGCACGTTCTGCGAGTCAATATGACCAACGGGCAGGATTTGCAGAACAGTATGTCTATCCCGTTCCAGTGGATATATCTTTGGTATCTCGGACATAAGCCGCATCGCAATTCCTTTCCGCCCCATCGGCGTAAGCCTTCTTCTGTGCTCACGTCGAACCCTTCTGTGATATGTTTCCAGTCGTCGCGCTCATTCTCAAGCTCTTTGAGCATCTTATTCATTTTTAGTCTTCACCGTGTATGAAACATCTGTACCTGAATATACGAAATTCGTATGAACAATTCTCTTCAACAGCTTTCCCGTCTGGTCATAATACATGAACGTGCGCCCTGTGTAATTCGCGGGACTTGCCGGGTCGTACAGATTCGTTTCCTCGTACAGCTTTATCGCTTTGCTCGAATCCTGCCAGACAACCACTTTGGTTTCCGTTCCTGATACAGTAATAGACTGTCTGCGCCCGTCAATGTACGTGTGCATAGCCGCATCATTGATGTGCGTGAGAAGTGCGCTTTCAAGAGCCGTCAGCCGTTCTTCAGCGCTCCAACTCTTTTCCCGTAATGGTTGTATTGTTATGGTTTGCATTTTAATATGCGACCACGCTAATTATAAAATTACTGCCAGCCGCTGAGCCAACACCCCATTCCGTCCCAATGCTAAAAGTATTATCCTTTGTTAAATCTAATGTAAAACCTTTTCCACTTGTTGTTGTTGAATTTACAGCAACAAATTTTGTTCTATCACCTAGCTCAGTGTTTAAAGCAGAAAGACCCCTTATATGAAATCTTGCATCTTGTGATCCCGCAGTAGATAAATCTAAAGAATAGCCCCCGCCAGTAGATTGTATGTGAATCGGTAAATAATAACCGGCACCGCCAGAATCATTCACAAAGGCCCCCCAAGTAACGATAAATCCATTAGATGCTGTATTGGCCGGGACTGTAACGGCGCATGAAGCTGCCGTAGTGGCATGATAGTCGTATCCTTGAAAGCTTATACTGCTAGTGGCGACAGCCGCGCCTGCTTCCTGTAATGCTCCTTCGACATCGGTTGAAGTATAATACCCGCCGCTGTCCACAATAACCACGCTCTCTGCCGTGTGCATGGTGGAAGTCGCTCCTGACAGGTCGCCATGCTGTGCCGCACTGATTGTCCCTGAAAAGCCCCCCATGCTGTGCGTGTGCATCGCATCAGCGTTATCCACACCGCCGCAAGCTGTTATCAAGTCCCAATAGCTACCCACCGCACAGTTCATATCCGCTGAAAGAATTGTGCCGTCTACAATCTTGCTCGTGGTAACTGAATTAGCCGCCAACTGTGTACCGTCAACGTTGTTCACCGCGGCGATAACCTTATTTAAGTTATAATTCATCTCACCCGCGAGTATAGCCGTACCCGTGGCGAACGAGTATAAGCCTGAAAGCGGCGCGCCCTCTGCCGGGACAGTCACCATCATCATCATCACAGCAAGTACCAAAGTCGCTATCATTTTCTGTAGTTTGTTCATGTTGTGTACATCCTCTCCATTGCCTGAAATACAACTTCAAAGCTATTGAAATAGGCATTTTTATTAAAGATGATTTTATATCCGAAAGTTGTCCCGCATATTTCCTGCGGGTATGAATTTGTATATCTTAGTATCGGTACTCCACCCCACTTTGAGGTTCCCCATATTGCGGTTCCCCACTTCGCACCGCCTGAAGTCAGAAACACAGGATCGGTTATCGCCCCCAGGTCAACGATTGTCTGGAACTCTATCGGGTCTCCCGACGTGTACCCGGTCGCGTCAAGCTCATAAAATTCTTTGTCTAACATATCCGAGCCATAATCTGTGTGCCGTGTTTCAAGGAAAGCCGTGACGTCCGTTCCCTTGTCCTGTGTGCCTGTCAGTTCAAGGATGTAATCATTACTGTACTCCCCGGTGTAAAAGTCCCTGTCCGGCGAAACCACGGCGTCCACATAACCAAAATTGTTGACGTTCCATGCCGACAACCGTGTTACCCCGGCAACCTTCAGGTCAAAAGTAAATGTCCGGGTATTCGACGCGCCCCCGGCGAACGGCACTGAAAGCCAGTACGCATTATCCGAAATCACATAATTCCCGACCGCGCCATGCAACATCACAACGGGAGTATCGAGCAGGCCACGCCCGTTGCCCTCATAATCTGTATCAATCGGCTCTGAAATCCATACGGGCTTCCCCACGCCGTCCCATGCCTGAACTCCGTCCTTCGATAACCAGAATAGCCGACCGTCACATACCGCCGGACTACGAGGCGCGACACATCCGAGATTGTTCCTGTAGTCAATTACCCTGAACGGCTCTGCATCTCCGGTCACGAGGAACATATCATCATCAGTGAAAACCACTATCAGGTTCTTAAATGGTATTGCCGCTACAATCTTTTCCCCGGTACTCGGAGCAATATTGAACGGCTGCACCAGTGTTGTCGTGTCATTTATCCACTTCTCCGGGTATCCTTCTCGCGTGAAGTATAAGTAACTTTCATCCCATCCCCACAATCTATCACGCCACTGTATGATTCCATCCAACATAACAGGATTTAAGTCTTTGTCGAGGGGTTCGCCTTCATACGGATAGTTTATCTCGTCTCCGAGACTGTCTTCAGCAATATTGTCCGTGTACGTCGCCGTGGTGTTCGCCAATTCGACCACCATTCTCCATTCAACCGAGACACTTGAGATTCTGTATATCCTGATATTTGTTACCTGCGAGTCAGTCGAGGCCACCACATCAACGTCCACCTGCTCGTTCGCCGGTACAACTTCCGCGCTGTATTCGCTCCATCGTGATTCAGATTCATAGCCGAGAGAGCCGTTTTTATAGACGTAGACATACCGATATATGTATGTGCCGTTCAAATTGCCTGCTGCGGCGTTTACAGCCACTGTAGGCGCGGCACCGGGAGCGGCTATGCCGAGTTTCAACCAGTTTGTCCCATCATATTTGTAATTCCCGTTGCTTCCGTCCACATACATCATGTGCTTTCCATACTTCGCAATGCTGCCCTTTTGGGCATCAACGAGCAATGACGTGATTAAAGACGGGCTACCGCCCGCCCCCGCGTCCTTATATATTTTGTTGTACGCGCCGATTATGAGGTTATCGATATTCGAGGAATCTTTATACCAACCCAACGTATGGATTATTTCACCCGCCGTCACGCTGCCCTGCACCGTACGACCCAACCGTACATGCGGCTTGCCGTTCGCATGTAGCTTTATATTCTCAATATCACAGGACTCATCATGATCTCTCGCGTCCGTCGCATAGCGCGGCGAAGCCCAATTCAAACCATAGAATTTGTCTTTCCGTTTTGTGTGAAAACGTGCCATGTTTTATGACCTATTTGCATAATTGACACACTTGCTATACGCGCTGGAATTGTACATTCCAAAAACCTGTCGTGCTGTTTTGATTGTAGGCCGTTTGTCCGGTGCCGCGCTGCGTAAATATTTTTCAAATTCAGACATCTGCTCTTTGTATTCATTTTTTAATTCGGCAACATAGGCTTGTGTGACTCGCCCAACCAGAAACTTTTTCATTACCGCTCTTTTTGCCAGCCCCAAAGATTGAAGTTCCTGAAACTGCTGTGGAATGTGTGAGGTTGCTCCAGCGGTTGCCAACTGTTCAGGGAAAGGAATATAACGTAATGTGATAGTGTCCGAAGCCTCCGGACTGTTTAGGAACCACATCACATAACCATTCCCATAAGTTGCATCGTCAATATAACGATTTAGTACATAATGATTTATGTCTCCGTTGTACGATTCACTGAAATAGTCGTCAATCGTTACTGTCCGGTCAGCATCATCATTCGTTCCTGCCAACGCTTTCTGCTGAAATAAATCAACTTCCTTGTCACTCGTTCCCCGCTGCCGGATACCATTGATATTTACTCCAAAATTCGGATCGAGCATCATAAAGTCTGCCGGGAATTTGTAATATTTCGGAGTCGTACCAAGTGCTGAAAGATAATAAGTTGCGTCATTCCCAAGAAATGTAAGATTCTTTTTAATCCAGTTTACTTTGCGGAGTATTTCCTTGAGAGCACCATCAAGCCAATCATACATTTCCGGGTCGTCCACATAAAATCTGCCGTCTACTGGCTCACGCAATAACGAACGCGCTTGTGAAATTATCTGTGAGCGTGTGTATGCCATGAGTCACTTCCTTAATTCTGATTCACTGTCCACCCTGTATAATGCTGTACAATCCAGATTAAGGCCGGATTCACCGCTTCCGTCCCATCATTAATAGCCTGTCGAGATAAAACCATGCCACACCCCATGTTGTACTGAATATCAGCAATGGGGAGAGTAAATGTATAATCATACGTGTCCCAACGTGTATTCGGCTGTACGATGTCGCCGCTGTCCAACGTTCCGTCTTCAGTATCAGTTCCAACCACATCACCTACATAGCCACAGTTATATGAGAGTTCCCATCGAGATTCACGCGAAGTAGTACTCGTATCTGTCTGTAGGAGAACAACTTGAATTGTAATATCACCTGTTGCATAGTCATAAGGATTCCCAATGCTGAAATACATACCGTCCCCAATGTTGTCAAAAGCGATTGCATACAGACTATCAGTTGCCGCAAGTATCGGCGGCGTGTAGTCGCCCGTTGTCGCATTGATTTTTGGTCCCATCAGGAAATACTTCGCCTCGGTCTTATCGGATATGATTTCATCAACTGTTAGACTTGTAGCCTGTGCCGTAGCTGTCAGCAGAAGAATAATAATCGCTAATATTATCGTTCTCATATTATTACAACTCCCATCAGGCCGATTCCCAAGTTGAGATTTTACCCTTGATATTCGTAACAAGGTATGTTTTATTGAGCGTGCTCGTATCAACCCAGATAAGCAATTCACCCTCATCGCATTCATAATCTCCTGTTCCGGGTTTTGGCTCTCTGGCCTGTGCCAATATACGGATATATAATCTGCCATCAGCAATATTGATTTTATCGTTAATGATAAGATCATCTATTTTCATGTCTGACATTTAATTACTCCCTACCGCTGTCCAACCGACTGTGCCGGAAGCCATTGTCCCGGAGAGTTCCCATACGAATGAACTCACCCCGGTTGAGTATGTCCAGCATGACGCGCCCGACGCGGCGACCTGATTCTTTTCAAACGTACATGTCACCGTCGGTGTCGCGCTGAAAGCGTTTGCGAACGTCACACTGCCCGTGGACGCGCTCGTGACCGTATCGCGCCCGTACTCCATACGTGCCGGCGTCGTTGTTTCGCCACGCATGTAGTAATAAGAACCTGTCCGGTCGAGGATGTCTCCGTCCGGCTCAACGGAAAGAACAGCAACCCCCGCGTCTTCCCATGTCGTTGAATAACCCGTTCCGGCGTTTGAAATTATCACCGTATCACTCGCCGAGCCGGTATTCGTTTCGGTTAAATCCATTATTCCGCCACTGCCGGAACTGTCAATTTCAAACAACATTCCCTCACTTGAACTGTCTACATCAATGTCAAATACCTGCCGAGTATTAATTCCTGTCGGGGATGTTGCTGTGAAATCGTCTTCAATATTTATATCAAAAATCGCGCCATACATGTCATAGCTTTTATTAGCGGTGGTCACTACCCAATCCGAAGTCAGCGCAAACATTGTAGGCGCTGCCTCAGCGGCCTGATCGTATGTCGAATAATCAATATGCACGATGTCGCCCTGTCGCTGTCCTGTGTCAATATCGAGCAACCCGGTGTTTGACTGGGCATATGCACCACCGATATAATTAATTTCCAATGCAATATTACTATTCATATTCTCTATCTCAAGAACAGTGCCGGAACTGGTGTTCTTATACATTCTTGCTACGGGATTGCCGTTTATAAATTCAACATTCGCCCCGCTGGAATTAGAGCGTGATGTATAGATGTTTCTCGCGTCTGAACTTGAGGTATTGGTTACGAGAAATACGCCATAATTACGACTCGTGGCACTTGTCGGGTCTTCATAGCGCAATCCCATCGAACCATTATACAATGACCGCCCGCCTATCGACATTGAAGGATTGCCGCCCTCACGAAAATATGACGGATTGTGAACCTCAAAAGCATAATCTTTTATTGATGATAATGCATGACGCGACGTGAATGTTTTCGTGGCGTTAATCTCGCCATTATATGTGATATAAAATAACTCTACGCCATCATCCTTTATGGAAATGGAATCTCCTGAACCGCTATTATCAATTTCGAGGGCATTCCCGTTTCCCAACCCGTGATCCACAATCAAAGTTCGGTACGTGCTCGTGCCCGTCAGTTCCATTGTGTCATCAGCGGTCAGCGCCCCCGTGTTGCCGTTGTCGAGCGCATCCTGAAGCGTAGAAGTTGAGATCAGTCCCGTCAGCCCGCTGCCGTCACCATAGTAAGTTCCCGATGCCCATATACTACCGTCGCATTGCAGATGCGTGCCTAATCTGCAACCACCACCGCCATACGAGCCTTGTGTCTCCACATTCCCGTCACATTGGAGCCGTCCATTGAAGTCATTAACCGAGCAACCTGTTGAGCCGAAACCGCCGCCGAGGTGCGCACTCCCGCTGGCGAACAGGTCATTCTGTATCTGAATCCAGTTCGTGGTAGTGTTCCCCGCGTCGGTAACTTCCTGTAAGGTCGATGTTGCAGATAAAATGCCTGTTAGGTTTGAACCATCACCGAAATACGTTGTAAAGGATGCATAGCCGTCTCCTACAGCGTCGCCTGTGGTAGTAAGCGAAAGCCCTGTGCTTCCAAAACCGCCTCCCGACGTTCCTGAAGCGAATATAATTTCATTAGTCGTGCTGTTTCCTGCGTCGGTAACAGCTTGCAATGTGGGTGTCGCGGAAGCTGGAAGTCCCGTTAAACCACTTCCATCACCAAAAAACGTGCCGCTGGCATACACGTTGCCCGTATCATTCTCCACAAGAAAAGTCGGCTGTGTAGGAGTTGCGGTTAATGTCGTGGACAAGTCCTGATTCGTCTGTATGCCGCCTGTATGATCTCCGGTTTTATGTGAGTGCCGCCATCGGGTAATGCCACCGCCACCCACCTGTCCGATGAGTATTTCCGGATGATAAGCCACAAGCATCACAATAATGGTCATCGACAGCCAGAACGCCATCCATTTCGGGCTTGGTCGTGTATTCATATCAATACTCCTTATTACGTCATGGTCGTGCCTGAAATATCTTCATCGCTGAACGCATCAATGTATACCCGGATTCCTACCGCGCCAACAGCATCTTTATTAAGAAACTGTATCTGTCCCGTAAATGCGGGTATCTCCAGTTCCGATTCTCCAACATACAAGAAGAAGTTATCAGTGGTCACAGGCGCGGCTGCGGGTATTGCCGGGTCACGCGACGCGAAATACTTGTAATGCACTTTCCCGTCCCATGCCGGATCGTCCGCTGTTATGCGAACCTGTACCCTCTTTGCGGTGCTTCCGTCACCATCACTATTTTTGAAAGCAACCGTGAGTGTTGCATCATCAGCACAGTCTTCCGAGCCATTGAAATTTCTGGCAAGAACGTTATATCTATCTATCATGTCGCACTCTCCTTATTTGCCCCATACGAGACATAGGGCGGTTCCGTTCCCGCTGCCGCCATCATTCGTTACATCGAATTTGGTTACATCCGAAACATTTCGTTTGCCTTCAAGATTGCCCGTGGTTGTCGGCTTACTCGCCCACGACACAAGCACACCATCAATATAACCGAAGTCAGTCGTCACAACCGTAGTTGTGGTCGTGGCTACATCTACTGTCTGGAGTTGCAGTTTGTTTTCCTGATCTGCTAAAAACTCCATGAATGATCGTTTTTTTGTAAGTATTGCGTTTGCCATGATTCATTCCTCCTCAAGAGCCTTTTCAAAAGGCATATTTTTGAAAAACGTCAGCAGCCCTCCACTGGAGTTGACAAATTCCACTTTGGGGTGCCATTTCAAATACCGCTTCATTCCGTCCGCACATCCGAGAAAAGCATCAATCGTATAAAAATCATCCCATTCGATTTTCTTTGTTTGCTCATTAATCTCTTGCTTTTTGAGATGGGTGAATTTCTGCGTAAAACCCCCGACTGCGGGACGAATTTTATAAATCGTATCAATAGCTTCTTCTGTCCGCCACCCGAGATCATGCCCGATAAGAACGATTTTCCGACAACCCATGAAGATCGCAACATCTGTTGCAAAACTGCCTACAACGTAATTCGCCCGCAGTCCAAAATACTTCCGGGGATATTCTTTGAAACACTTCACCGTCGTATCGCTGAACGGATTGCAGGGAATGTAGAAAAAAAGACGGCTTGGCTTCCACGAAAGTTTTTCAACGACTTCGGGATTCATCTTCATGTCGAGAATCAGCTTGTCGTTCTTTTTCACCTTGTAAAGAAAATCGAGAACGCGCTTACTCTGGTCGGATGAAACAGTATAATCTGGAACGATTCCGGCTGATTTCAAATAACCGTGTATACGGTCTACGGCAATTACCCGCCATCCGCCGATCTGCGCTTCTCTGATATATTTACTTTTTCCTTTTATTGATCCTCCCGCTCCGCAGACTATGCATTTCTCATCCTGCCACTTTCCAAATAATGAGGTAACCGATTCATGCTGTTCGGCAACGGGCAGGTTCGCCTGCATATTTTCAAGCCATTGTGGGAGAACAGAATGATATGCAACTGAATTTTTTACCCGCAACCCTTTTGCTTCTTCTTCAGTCACAAAATAGTTTTCGGGCGACATCCAGTATTCGGCATCAACCGGCAACTGCTGCTGCATCAGCTTCTTCTTTCTCTTTCGGAGGCCGTCCGCGCTGTTTCGGTGCTTTCAATTCATCATAAGCCGCTGCCTTCTTGCGCAAGTTCTGCAACTCACCCGCCTTAACCACGGTATCCTGTTCTTCGGGCTTGAACTCCTGAAATGCTTTACCGTTCTGCGGATGATTGATGAGCATGTCCTTAACCCATTTCATCTTTTCCGGGTCATCTCTCAAGCGCGGGTCAGCATCAGGCGAATATGCCGGATTCATCATAACGGCAAAACCGTTCAGGTCTTCGCCCAACTCCTTATACCTCTGTGATTGACGACCGCCGTAGCCTATGTCGCGCGATTCAAAGCTCGGTTGTAGTACGAATACCGTATCACATGCGTTTGTCAGCCTGAATATCATTTGTCTCCCCTTTCAAAGTAGAGCGGGAGAGGAAGTCCCTCTCCCGCTCCTGATTTCCTTAATACGTTGTGAAGCCCGTCAGCTTGCCGTGAACGGAACGGAACTCGTTTGTCGCGGCAATGTTGGGGTTGTCCAGTGCATGTCCGCGAATCTCGAACCCGTACTCCGTCTGCCACAAGTCTTTTGAGCCGTCATAGCCGTTGCTGTTGTCGATATTCTCGATGTGTTCATAGAACTTTGTGTCACGGTTTTTCAAGTAAACGTATCTCACAAAGTCCATGTCCACCGCAAGAGCGGTTCCTACCAGCGTGGCGTTTTGCCCGAAAACTTTCCTATGCGGCACGAAGCGGAGCGTAATGCCTGCTGATTCGTATTCATCCATTCCGAATCCGAGCCGCTTTTTCGCGCTGTCTATGCGTACAAAGTTTTTGAGGATGTTGCTTGCAGCCTGATGAAACTTTGTCGAGCAGAAAACATGCTTGACGCCGGAACCGGGATTTTCAGCCAACATTTCAATCCACGCTTCAAGTTCACGCGCTGTGAGAACACCGCCTGTGCCTGAAATGTCATGGATATTGCCTTTGATGTGCTGAAAGAGACCCGCCGTGGTGCGACGCGCGTGTCCACTCGTAGTATCCTGTCTTTCTGATCGCGCTCCGAAGAACAATGTGAACTCGATCTTTCTTTTGTGCTCGACACCGGCTTTCCATCGCTGATAAGCCTTTTCCTGCTCTCCGTACAACTTGGTATTTTCGAGCGTGCCCGAAATGTCACAGGTCGTCTTCTCGATCTGTGTGTAGTTGTACGACTGGTTTGTCTGCCTCGATATTGCACTGGGCGCGTATGTCCCTTCCGGGAACGTATCGGCAATGTGAATGAGTTGACTTGCCGCTGTGAGAGCAAGCCCGTCACCTTCAGCCGTGGTTGCGCCCGCGCCTGTTATCGCGCCGCCGACGTTTCTTACACATGATGTGAGCGAAGTCGAAGCAACCGCCCCGGCGAGTATCACTTCGCCTGTGTCCGCAACGTAAAAGAGCGACCCGGCACGTACCCAATTCCCGAAACTGTTCTGCACCGGAATGGTTGTTGCCGCCGCCGATGCGCCTGCCGTCGCCACGTTATCGCGCCGAGTATTGAAACTGTCTTCGGTAACCTCGTACTTGGGATTATCGACTTCCCGCGTGCCGCCTATTTTGTCCTTGAGAATGGTAAAGCCGGGCGACTCACTGTTTTTCATGTTGGATTCGACATTCGTAATGCCGTCTGCCACATCGCGTACAATCCGGCCTCCTAAAACCGCGCCGTCATATTTTGTAGTTCGTTGTCCTTGAACAGCCATCGTACTCTCCTTTTTTTATCGCGCCGCGCCTGCCAAGTTCCGCATAAAGTCCGCGTTATCCGCAACAGCCTTTCCTGCTTGGGTCATATCCCGTTTCGACTTGGGATCGACGCCACGCGCCTTGTGTTTTTTTCGGTAGTTCTTTTTGGCTTCTCTCTGCGCTTTGATCTTGTTGGTCTGAATTATCCGACCTGCTTTCCGTCCGAGTTGTGCATAATACGCCTCAACAAGTACTTCAGTCTGGTACTTTGTGAGAGATTTTTCATCCCATCCATGTTCTCCCACTGCCTGCGCTGTCAATGAGTCTAACGCATTTTTGAAAAGTGGAATTTTTAACATTTCGGGTTTCGCATCATTCAGCATTTCCTCGGTTAAGTCGGGAATCTCGTCAAAAAGCGCATGTTGAGCCGCTTCAGTTGAGTTCCGTACCATGTCACTGTGCAATTGTACAGCATCCATATATTGCTGAATTTGTTCACGTGTCATGCCGGATAAGGTCTTTTTCCCGTCTTCAAGAAAATTGTTCAGAAACTCATCGTTATCCGAGCTTGCCTGTTCGGGCGACAGGTTCCTTTCAGGAGTGTGTTGCTGCTGATTCTCCATTATCCACTCACTCATGCGCTTGTTGTATTCTGCTAATTCCGTCAACTTACGCTCAAGATTCTCGTTGGATTTGAGAACGGCTGCTACATCCCTGTATTTTGTTCCTTCAAGCGGGTCAACCTCAGTTTCCTCATCTGCTGTCGTAGTGTCATCTTCAACGTCGGGGTCAAGTTGTCCTTCTTCATCCAGCGGGGCCGTTGAAGGTTCTCCCTCCAGATCGTCAGGGCTTGCGTCCGTGTTCAAGAAATCCATTGACATAGAACTATCCTCCTAAAATTATTTTTCCATCTTTAAAAGCTCGGTTTCTATTTCTATTGATTGCTCCTCTTGCAACTTCTTTTGTACTGCCAAATGCCGCTGTTTCAGCCGGCCTTTAATGTCTTCCGGCACGTTAATTGAGTTCCGGTACGCTGTCTGCTGCCCGTTGAGAAACGTGTGATTCATGTCTTTCCCGCCGACGCTGCTTGCGCTTTCAGCAATGGTTTTCAGTATTGCCTCAATATACTCTGTGACAAGGGCAAATCCCTCTTTGAACTCTGGAGTATCGAGCGCGGCGATTGCTTTTAGCCGCCCTTCAATCTTCGCAAGTTCGCCTTTGATTTTCTCCAGACTCATACGGGAAGCACCTTAGCCCCCTGCTGGCGCGGCGGCGCCCATGTCGGAAAACTCGGCAAGAACATCGTCAACTTCGTCCGGGGTCATAAGTTCAAAGGCCGCGGCAAGAACATCCGGCATTGTTTCCGGGGGGATTAACGCGATCTTATCAGTGTAATCGACACCGGGTTCCGTGATTGTCTCCTCCATTTCAACATCGGGCTTTTCGTCTTCAACTTCTTTCCCTTTTCTCGTAAAGGGCTGTGCAAACATGTCTGATGCTTTTACCATTTTCTTTCTCCTTTTCGTTATATGCTTTGTATATCCGACTGTATTTGTGACTGCAATGCCGCCAGTTCCTCATCAATCGGCGACATTGTAGGCTGCATCCCCATATCGGGCGGCGGGGGCGCGGGCGGCATTATTTGTCCCGCACCCGGCATACCTCCGGGAGCCATACCGCCCTGCAATACAGACAGGTCTGGTACGCCCTGTGGCTGAACAGGCTCCGGGGCTTTTTCTTCAACGATCAGATTCGAGTCCTTTATTTCCAGTGCTTCCGCAATGAGTTTTAACATAACGCGCCAGTCAACTATTTCCTCTGCGCCGGGTAGCCCCATAGCAACATTCGCAAACTCCATGCGCTGCTGCGCGGTGAGCGCTTTCAAGCCATGCAACGAGGAGGCATGTAGGCGGAACGCGCCCCTGAACTCAAGTTGTGTGGGTGTAACTTTGGCGAAGGCCTTCACTTTATCATTTTCAAATACTTGAAGAAGCACTTCGGTATCTGTAAATTGCCTTTCCATGAGGAACGTCATTTCGCCCTGTTGCTCAAGAGAGTGTCCTATCATTTGTATTCGGGGCTTTATCCTCAAGCTGCCCTCCTGCGCCAGCGTAAGGGCTTCTGTAGCTGTTTTTCTTATATTCCCCTCCGAGCCACTGACAGCATGTTGCACTCCTGTTTCGTCACGTGCTTCCTGCTTCATCGCTTCCATATCGTTGTAGCCGTGCATGAATCCCAAATCTTTTTGGAGCGGCTTAATCGGGTCAGCGCCACCCATATAGTTTGCTTTTATAATCGTACCCGGCGCGATTGTAATGTCGTTAATATCATCCAGCCCCTGCTCGTAGGCCAGATAAACAGGTGCAAGCGCATATTGCATGGCATCATTGATCATGTTTCTGCGGTCGTTTATCTCATAATTCAGAGATTTTACCATGTCAATGATGCTCACCCCGTAGGTCTCATGCGGTACTGGTGTATCGAGAAACTTCACAAAAGGTTTCAGCGCATAATAGAACCCTTCTGTTTCATTTGGTATCCTGTATGGGTTCTCATCAAACTTAACAAACAAGTTCCGATCAACAATCATTGCACATATATCAAATTCAGTCTCGGTATCCCGGTCGTAATATTTTCCCCAATATTCAAGGACTTCGTGATAATCGTCCATTTCATTGATTGAATTTCCGAAGCCGATTGTACGCAGCCGGTCAAGATGCGCGATATAATTATTCGTGCCGCGCCGGTCTTTAATCTTTTTCACATCAAGGTCTTGAATAATGCCCTGCCGCTCAAGCTCATACAATTCGGAAACATGATATACGTGGCGGCGAATCAGATACCGCATATCCCTTACGTCCGAGTGAGCCGGGTCGGGGTACATATCAAAGAGATCGGTTGCCGTCCACTTTGTTCCCTCGTAAGTGTCGTCAACAACGTAATTAATTCCCTGAAAGGCTGTCCCATATATGAGCATTTCCTTAAATGTCTGAAAATGTTCGTAGAATAAGCCGGTTGCCTGTACCCGGACTTCAAGTAATTGTTCAGTCATTTGCGCGGCTTTGCGATATTTCGGGCTTTCAGGGTGCGCCATCCACACAGGCGGGGTATCATATATTGCCGATGTGAGCCGGGGGTGAACCGTCTCAACCATCTGCGTGCCTATTCCAATAAACACGCCGGATTGCCATTTTGGGCGGTTCTCATAATATTTTGAATACATCCGATAAAGCTGATAATTTTCAATCCAGCGGTCACGATAAGGTTGCCGCCAGTCACGAGAAACTTCAAAGTCGCGGATTAGCCTTTTACAGACTTCATCCTTTTTATCGTCAACAAAATGTTCAAGAAAGTTTATGCCGATTCCGGCAGAGGGGTTATGCTTCGCGGATTTTTTCGGAAGCGTTTTTGCCATGGTTCATTCCTTCATTAAAGCTTCATTACGGATACTTCGCGGATTGCTTCATCGAGTCCTTCCACACGCCCACGCATCTTGATTGAGAACTGTTTTTTGTCGTGCGAGTCACATGGCACTTCTTTGCTTCGTAATTCCTGCAATTTCGCCACGATTTTCAGGTGTTTCTCCTCGAACGATTCATTAATCTCGTCAGTTTTCTTTGCTTTCCTTGCCATATCGTACTCCTTCAACACATTTGATAGTTGCGTATGGGGCTATCATAACGGCAAACAGCATTGTTGTCAACCCCCTTGAGCGTATTATTGTCAAGGTCTTCTTTCAGAGCGGGCATCCACAGGCATAAATAGTGACAATTTCTTACCCAGTGGTCATCTTCTCCTATCGGTTTTTCTTTCGGCTCTTTTTCATCTGCGTTACTGCCTTTCCATTCATCCCACCTGTAGCTTTCGATGGAGAAAACCGTGTCTTCTTCAACATTACTGGCCTTATCAACACTGTCCTTGAATATCATAAATCTGTCCTGTTCAAGATATTCTCCGAAGCGCATGATACCGCTCATTATGCTCCTGTTCGCGGGGATTCCCGACATTGATTTACCATTTTCCTTGATTTTTGCCAACTCCATTCGTAGTGATGTTCCAAGCTGATTTTCATCTCTTGCGTCAGGGGTGTCGATAATCGTTACTTTGGGAATCATGCCGATTTCTTCAGTGATTCGTTTTACGTTTTCGCCGAATAATTTAATATGAACGCCTTTCATTGACAATTCTTTTATTTGATAAATCACAGGTTTAGGCGCACGACGCACGAGGAACCACTGGCACACATTCGGGTTACGAGGATGCAAGTCCATGACACGCACGAGTTCAAATTCTTCACGGACTATCGGGTCATTTAATTCAAACGGTTCAATAACATGCTTATCGGGCTTCCACTGGTCGGCGTGAATTACGCCCATCATCAGCGTATGCTTGCCGTGGAGCCGTGCTTGTTCTTCTTTTGTCCCTTTATACGAAGTGATGTAATTCTGCTTGATTTCATCATCGAGATAATCGTTATCCATAATATCGACAGTGACATACGAGCAGTTAGGGTTCCCTCTCTTGTTCCTCACAATCTCCCAATACGTCCATGCGCTTTTGGCGTAGATGGGAGTCATGGTACACCACACCCTGCCTTTGCGCCGCAAAATCCGCGAGAGAGCCTCCTTATACTTCGCATACGGCGGCTGCTCGTCAAACCACACAAAATCAAGAGAATCGGACTGCCACTGCTCATCATCCGCTTTATACGACATGATGGTCAGTCCGGTTCCCAATTTAGTTTCAAGTGTTGGGTCGTTGATGCTCGGTTTCTTTGTTATAAAACCTTCTGGCAATAAAGGTATCAAATCTTGCTTTATAATTTTAATGCCCTTGTCTATCCGGGTACAGCCAAAATAGCCCTGCGTAAATATTTTCCTGCCCGTGTGCATCCGCTCAGGTTTGGGGTACAGATCGTTTGATGTAGTGCCGCTTGGGTCTTCTCCAAGCAAGTAACACGCCGTAGTTTTCGCGCCGTGTATGGTCTTGCCTGAACCATTACCGCCGAACATAAAGGTTTCAATATGGCTTTGAAAAAGCTTGTCAAATATGGCTTGTTTTGCGTGAGGTCGATAGTGGATTAATGCGTACTTCTCTCTTGAATCTTCCAAAGACATAAGCTGTCTTTCAAGTTCAAGTACGTTCTCTTTCGGTATTGAACGTAAAAAATTCTCAATCGCTGCCGGGGTCATTGACATCTACTACATCGTCGCTTTCCCCCTCTTTTACAATCCCACCGGTTTTCCCTACTTCCATTCTCCCAATCTCTTTCAATAATACCGGGCTGTTCGACAGCATGTCCTTGATATTATCTATAGCACTGTCCACTTCATTCGCTGTCTTCGCTCCGATATTAATCTGAAATATCGCGTTCGTCTGCTGCTTACCCGCCACTGCCAGTATCTTCACTATGTTTGTCAAACTAAAAGTATTCTCTTTGCTGAAGTCCCTGCTCGCCAGTTCCGTCACCGCTTTCTCCAACACGGTGTTCAACATCGTTTTCGTATACACTTCTCCCCACGAAAGTAGAAACTGCCAGAATCGCTCCCATCTGTTCATCACTTCAAGAAACCGTAATACCGTTTCTTCTCCCGCTCGTTCTTTCATTACTGTATTGCTTAGTTTCTTCGCCCCATTCTTCACATCCACTAAAAATTGCAACTCTCCAAGTTCTTCTTTCGTAAACTCCGTCTTCCCAGTCAGTTTCCTCAACATGTCCATATCCATCTTCTCTACAGGCGGGACACTCCCCTTCCTAAGTGAACACCGCGCCCCCGCCATCCTGCTACTAAGCACTCTTTCAGGCTGTCTCTCTTTTTTCTTACCTGTCATGCATTATCCCTCACTTTCCCCTTCAATAGCCTCACTCGCCGTTTTTCTCCCCGCCTCCCCTCGCCGCATACTCCGCATACCACTCCCGCATTTCCAAACGCCTCTTGCTGACAAATAATAATCCCGTCGCCGCATTTACAAATCGTTGCGAGCAAAATATCATGTCCTTCACTTGCTTTTCCTCCATCTCGTCACCCCTCTCCGATTCTATTCTTATTAAATATTTTGCATAAATAGTTTTCATCTCCTTCATCCATACAACAAGTTTCAACAAATCCGTCCCAGACTGCCAACTGAATACCATCTTCAAATCTGATTAATACCCACCCATCATGCTCAAATACATTCACTACCTTTTTATCAAATAATGCTTCATATAATGTCGCTTGCATTATCCTCACCACCCTTCTCCCCATTATATATTGCTCCCCCCTTTTATGTCAAGTATTGTGATTAGTATGTTATGGTATTGGGCAATATTATTTTGACGTAAGCATTATTATATACACTTGCCCCCCACCCCCCCCCTATGCCCGGTGTGTCAGATTCGCTCAATCATGCGTGATAGCCCGTATGGCGCATTTTGAGCGCGCGATGGAGGTATAACACTGTTTAGTCGATTAAGCCGCCTTAAACCGCCGTTTTTAAAAGTTCGACCGATGTTTTATAAATAAATGGGTAATACTTACACGGTTATAGGGGGGGGGGAATGAGGTAACTTAATAGAACTGTGTTTCATAATTACTATAGTGTCTCAAATTAGCTCTTTAATATGAGACATGTCTCAAATTAGATACTAAATATAAGACAGTCCCGATTATGTCGCACAATCCAAAAAGAAACCATTACATGTTGAGACAGAATCGCCTTAAAACTCTTAAAACTCTTAAAACTCTTAAAACTCTTAAAACTCTTAAAACTCT